CAATCTTGAGACCACGTTCGTCCGTCAGGCCAGCAATATCAATAAGCATCTGTTCCAGGGACGTCTCGTTAAGATCAGCCGCCGTGGTAAGAAGGTTACGTTGATTGCCAGAAAGACTTGGATGCGCCGTGGAGCAAAGCGCTGCGCCGTCACCAATTGCAGAAGCACCCGCCGTGAACGCATTGTTCAGGATGGCAGCCGCTTTAATCTGCTTGGTCTGGGCCATAGAGCGGGCCAGAGCCTTGGTGTAACGCGAGGCAAGACGGTCATAGAGGTTGTCTTCAACAGCCTCCTCAGTAACCGAAAATGCCAGCGCAATGGTTTCGTGCGTGTACCGAGCGGTATACGTTTCCTGAGCATCATCAAAAGTGATGGCGTTGCCTTCACTCTTAACAGGTGCCGTGGAGAAACCACCGAGCATCACTTCTTCTTCAAAGGCGCGGTCCGAAGACTCCTCCTCGAAGATTTCAGCGTGCTCGTTTTCGTAACGATCATACTCAAGACCAAACAGCGCATTAAGGCCGGGCTCAAGCTCTTTCGCAAGTTGTGCGCGAGAAATAGCCATTTCTTAGCCCTCCTTAAATGCCGGTGGAATCTGCGGTGGTCTGAGAATCAAACCTCCGAGAACCAGCGTTAAAGTGCGCGTTTAGACGAACGACCAGCGGAATACCCGCTGCCGCATAATCGGAGTTTCCAGCATCGTCCATGATGCCGACAATCCGAAGCGGTAGCGTTGCTGTCGTTGCTACAGAAGAAACACTAAGCGCGCTGTTAGACGAGCCTGTGTCTGTCGAACCCGTGCGGGCTGACGTGCCCAAGGACGCATTGGCGAATACCGCCGTAAGCGCCGTAGCACGGTCCGTAAGGGTCGCATCTGAAGCAACTTTGAAAAGCTGGTCAGGGTTATCGGCCACAAAAGCCTTAACCGGGTGGTTTGTATCAACACTAACCGAGTTAGAACCGGGCCAATAATTGATAAAGATTGGTTTCTTGGAAACCGAATCCACGTATTCCACACCCATAAGGACGCCCAACGCTTGTGTGGTGCCGCCAGAAGTGGCACCCGCTTGATCAATAACACCGCCTGCCAGAGGCACGCAAATGCTGTATTGAAAAATAGCGTTAGTGTTGTTGGAAGCAATTTCGTACTGGGTAACGCCAGTAGAATTTACACCGCTGCCAACCATCCCAATAGGGCGAAGACCGTAGGCAGTGTTTTGATTTGCCATTGGTTATTCTCCTAAAGGGGCGGACCTGTTATTTAGGGCCGCCGAAGGTTACACGAGATTGCCGATCAGCATTGCTGATCCGCATGGAGGAGTGTGCGTTCTCGCGCATCATGTCGTGGTCAACAGCATTCATTTGATCGCGGTTACGATCACCAAAATAATTGGTACGTTCTTGAATGGTCTCTTCCGGAATCCGTGCGAGAAGCAAGCCGCCAACGCCGAACACACCTTCGTATTTTCCCGATTCAACTACCGGGGCTTCAAAGTCGGGGTGCTCATCCTTACGAACAAGTTCCCAACCTTCCCGGAGTTTAGAACTGACGTTTTTAGTGTCGTCAAAACCACGCGTTTCGGCGCGAATCCAACGATGCCTAAAACCGTCCGGTGCGGGCGGTGAATCAAGCATAGACGGGGGAGCCCAAGGCTTACGCATGGCCTTCTTCTCCCGAGTTTTTTTTGCGCGAGGAGTGCGGTCCACGGACGAACCTACAGAAAATTCTTCTTGCTCGGCCATATTCTTAATCCTTCACGTATTTCGCGTATTCTTCTAACGGCACACCCAATTTTTTGGCTATTGCCACTTGGCTCGGGGTGAGTCGAACCTTCTTTCCTGTGCGCCCATTTGGTGTTCGCGAAGCACCAGCAACCGTTTGAGCGGGCCGTCTGCTGGAGGTTTTTGCGCCGCCGCCAAATTTTTCGGCGATACGACGATCCAGTTCAGTGTAATACTCTGAACCGCTGGGGTCAAACCCTTCGTTTTCTACGAGGGTTTTGTGTATTCCGAACGCGGCATAAGTCATTGCTTCGTCTTGTCCGAACCAACTGTTCCTAAGAGCCCACTGTTCAGCCTTTGCGTCAGGTTTTTTTGCAGGGGCCGCTTGCTGTTGCTGCGGTTGCTGCTGCGGTTGCTGCTGTTGTGCAGCAAAAGCTTGATCGCGAGAGTTTTGCTGTTGAAGCTGCGCTTGGGCCGCACGGTCTGCCTGAATTGCCAAAGACGTAAGTTTTCGTTGAGCTTCCACTGTGGCTGCGGAATCACCTAACTCTATAGACCGAGCAAGTTGCTCTTCCGCGCGCTCCATCTCAGATGTAACCCGGTTGGAGTATTCTGAAACATAGTTTGTGTCCAAAGTCTCCATTTGGCTTTTTAGCTGAGTGGCTTCGTTTTGAACGGCGTGAGCGTAACGAACAGCTTCTTGTTCGCGACGTTCCGCTTCCCGCATTTTTTTGGTTAAGCGGTCAATTCGTTTTTGAGTTGCCGTTTCGGCCCGTTGAAAGTTTTCAGAAGAATCATCAGCCTCGGGAGAAGTTTCAATTCCTTCCTCGATCTCACTTTCGGGAAGTTCAACTTCGGTCTCTTCCGCGTCGCCGACGTCTAATTCGACCGTGTTAGTGTCTTGAGACATAAAAAAATACCTTACAAATGATGAATGTCTTCGGGATCAAGAATTGTCGCTAGAATTTCGTCATCGTTTAAGATGCGAACTTCTCCACCATCAATCTCAAACCGAGAACCCGCATAACGAGCAAACATGATCCATTGTTTCTCTTGGCACCACGGCCCGTCTGGGAATTTTTCGGAGTCCTTGTATGCCAACGGCCCCAGTTTTAAGACGTATCCCGCTTGCGTGGATATTTGGCTTTTTTCCTGAACAGAGCCCGGAAGAAACACACCGCCAGCCGTCTTGGCCTTTCCTTGATACGGAAGAATTAAAATACGCCACCCCGTGGGCTTAGGCATTCGATCCAGCAGGCTTTCGCCAATTTTATCGGGGTCAAGACGAGGACTTTCCACATAGACGTCCGCCAAATTGGCTTTTTTTGGGACTTCTGGCTCGGAAAGTCTTTTTGCTATTTTTGTTAAATCTATTTTAGTCATCATATAGCTCCTGTTTTTCTAGCAGGCCCTTGAGTTCCTGTTCCACATGAGTGAGGCAATCTAAATTGCCCATTAACTCACGATAGTGCTCCATAGATTTTAAATTACCCGCCGACATGAAGGCGATGCAGCCTTCTCGGCGGTCTTTTAAAATACGAAGCACTGCTTCTGTTATAGATATATCTATGGGATAACTCCTTTACTTGGTGCATACTAAATTATATTTAACACAACTTTATAGGACTTGCTAGGAGGAAATGTGTTTTTATGGGTTATATCCTCGTTAATACCTTTAACTGTTTTCGAAGTGGGGACCATCCAAAAAGGGGGTTCGTCCTTCGGACCGCCTAAGATCAACGTAAGCGTTCATGGCCTCTTCCATGGTGCCCTCGTGCAGGCGAATGTCCTTCACCTGCCACGCGCCGCCCCAGCGTATTGAAAGACCTGTTTCTTCCGCAGCTTCTTTCATGGCGTCCGCCAATTGTTGATATGCGGGCATTTCCCAACAAATCTTGCCGGACAAATACGCTACTAAGTCTACAGCGTCCCCCGTTAAATGTTTGGAACGCATCGTTTGGCTCATGCCCCGAGAAACCAGCTCTTTCTGGCGATCAAGACCTCGTTTGCCCTCGGTAACACCAAAATCAATGGGGCTTAGTTCCAAAGCGCGTTTTACCGTGTCCGAAAGTTCCGGCTTAACCCCCAACAAACGTTCCCTAGAACGCGAAGAAAGCACCCAATTATGGCTCATCGACCCTGACCCCTATATTTTTTCCAGTTCTTTCTTTTGTGTTTGTTCTTAGGAAAAGAACGAACGCTATGACCAATGCTGGTGACGTGTTTACGTTTTGGCGGACGGGCCAAAGAACCAATTGATGCTCTGGCAACCATTACTTGACCACCTTCGTGTCAGTCTTTTTAACCTTGTCGAAGCTCCTCATTCCTCCGATTCCCAACATTCCCAGCAAAAGAGGCATCATAACGCTCATATCGGCTTGAGGTATCACCACCCCAAAACCGGCTGCAATAGGACTGACCAAAAAGTTCACCGCCATGCCTGAAACCGCTACGTAGCCCGCTAAAGGACGCCAAGACGATTGAAACCAATTGCCCCTGGCATCGGCCTTCAGAACTTCAATTTGTTGAAGGGTTACTTCCTGAGCATGTCGTTCTGACATCGTGGCCAGTTGATGAGCGATCTTGACCTTCGTGTCGGCGTCAGGAATTACCTTATCAAGTAACCCGCTAATCGGACCTATTAGAGCTGATAGCATTTTGACCTCCTATTGGCGCTAAGTGGTTGATTTATTGGTTTAAAGGGGGATGCTTGCCGTTGTGCATGGATAACAGTTTTGACACTGAGCCATTAAGACTAGAGATTTCCGCCTGCATTGTGGCGACCTCGCGCGCCCGCACTTCCATTTTATCTGGAGCCAGCATACCGGACAGAACGCCCAGCTTTTGGTTAGCAACCTCCATATGAGCCTGCTGCCGATCCACCGTTGAATCCAATTTCCTCAGTCGATGTTCAATGTCAGAAAGCGTATCAATGACCGCTGCCAGTTTTGTTTTTACAATCACGGCAGCGCTGACCACCGACACGCCCATACCCGCCAGCGTGAGTATTAGACGTAAATCTAATTCACCCATCGGCCTTCTCCAAAAAACTAGTGCGAGCTAACAGCTAATGTAGCTCTTGCCTTTTATGGCAGCACCTGCACCACGAACAGTCATAACTTTACGCGTATCGCCCAGCATAGGAGCTTCTGCGGTCTTTCCGTAAGGAATGCGGCCTTGGCCTTTAATGTCGGCATACGACACTGCTTTAGGAGGGTCTTTAGGGGCCGATCCGTTTACTCGAACTGTACGGTTTCTCATTGTGGCATACCTCCGCCATTAGATTGTTGCTTTAAAATCTCTCTTTCCATGGCCGCATCAATACGGGCCTGCGTTTGTCGCTCTTGCGCTTCAATCCGTTCCTCGAACTGTTGCGCACGCATAGCGGCGGTCTGCTGGTCCAATTGAAGCTTGCCCTGGTCTACTTGAGCATCCGCCTGATCCGATTGAGCGCGGAGCTGCAATTCTTTCTCCTTGAGCTGAACAACAGGGTCTGGAGCACCCGCGCCAGAAATCTGACCGGAAAGTTGCTTAACTTGTTGCAGACCTTCCGCTATGAATTGAGCCGTTTGTTGCTCCATCTGAAGCATTTCGTCTTCGGAAGCAGCTTGCCCACCACGTTGTTGAACCTGCTGCATGTAAAGAGCTACAGATTGCTCCCGAGCTGCAATCTGAACATGCTCCATAATGTGCTTCTGAAGGCTCATAGACACCAAAG